CTAGACAAGAACGACCCAGCAGTAGGCACAGGTATGGTTGGTGCTCCAGCGTGTGGAGACGTAATGAAATTACAGATCAAGGTAAATGATGAAGGACGCATTGAAGATGCTAAGTTTAAGACTTATGGTTGTGGTAGTGCTATCGCAAGTAGTAGTCTCGTCACAGAACTTCTCAAGGGGAAAACCCTGGATGAAGCCACCGCAATTAGAAACAGCCATATCGCGGAGGAACTCGCACTTCCGCCCGTCAAGATTCATTGCTCTGTCCTTGCTGAGGATGCGATCAAATCAGCGATAGCAGATTATAAAACAAAACACGAGAAGTAATATGATAGAAACACCTTGCGTAAGTATTTGCCGTCAAGAAGGCGGTCGTTGTTTTGGTTGTGGTAGAACTATGGAAGAAATATCTAATTGGTTTAATTACTCAGATGAAGAACGTCGTACAATAATGAATAGATTGGAACAAGAACTCAATGATCAATTTAACTGATAAGGCCGCTGAAAAAGCATTGTATCACATAACACACAGAGAAGGTACATTTGGTCTTAGACTTGGGGTTAGGACTACTGGCTGTTCAGGTATGGCCTATGTATTAGAATTTGTTGATGCTCCAGAAGAAGGACTAGATGAAGTGTTTGAGGACAAAGGGGTCAATGTAGTCATAAGCAAGAAAGATCTTGTGTACCTTGAAGGTTTACAATTAGATTATCAAAAACGAGGACTCAATGAAGGTTTTGAGTTTATCAATCCAAATGAGTCAGCACGTTGTGGTTGTGGGGAAAGTTTCACAGTTTAGTTGACATTATTGTACTAAGCATATATACTATTAAGATGCTTATAAAAAAATACAATTACGAAAAAATATCAAGAAATACAGTAGAAGGTAAACGTTTATATACGTTACCAGATGGCACAGCAGTTCCTAGTGTTACTACAATCTTGGATAAAACTAAACCAAAAGAAAAACAAGAAGCACTCAATCGTTGGCGTAAGTCAGTAGGCGAAGCCAAAGCACGAGAAATAACCACAGAAGCCGCTAACCGTGGCACTCGTATGCACAAATGGTTAGAAGACTATGTTGAAAACGATAGAAACATGGGACAACCAGGCACCAATCCCTACAGTCAACAGAGTTTTAAAATGGCAGAGCAGATAGTAGAACATGGACTCAAACATGTTGATGAAATGTGGGGCATTGAGGTTCCTTTATATGTTCCTGGACTATATGCTGGCACTACTGATGCTTGTGGTGTTTATAAAGGCAAACCCTGCATAATTGACTACAAACAGACCAATAAACCTAAGAAAACCGAGTGGGTAGAAGACTATTTCCTACAGTTAACAGCCTATGGTACTGCACACAACGAAGTGCATGGCACAGACATTAAATCAGGCACTATTCTTATGTGTTCAAAAGACTATGAGTTTCAAACATGGACTATTGAAGGCGCAGAATGGGACAAGTGGCAAGAACGTTGGTTTAATAGAGTTGAGCAGTATTACAAATTAGTATAAATACTAGATAATAGAACAATAGGTTTAAGAAAAATGGCTGTAATTCAAATTTCAAAAATACAAGTACGTCGCGGACTACAAACAAACTTACCACAATTAGCCAGTGCTGAATTTGGTTGGTCAGTGGATGAACGTAGACTTTATATTGGTAATGGTACCTTAGCAGAAGGCGCACCTACAGTAGGTAATACAGAAATTTTAACAGAATACACTGATGTTGCATCAGTGGTTGATACCTACTTCTTTAAAGGTACAGAATCAGGATATACTAGCCAAACTGGTGCTTCATCAACAACACCAGTAACAAGAACATTACAAGCCAAACTAGACGAACAAATTTCAGTAAGAGACTTTGGTGCTGTAGGCGATGGCCTAACTGATGATACTACAGCAGTGCAGAGAGCATTGAACCAAGTTTTTCCAACTACAGAATACGCTAACAAAGCAGTCAGACGTATCTTGCATTTTCCTGCAGGTACATATAAAATTACATCAACACTAGCAGTTCCGCCATATGCTATTATGAGTGGCGATGGTATTGACTCAACAGTTATACAACAAGTAACGGCAACTAAAAATGTATTAACATTTGCTGACAGTGAAGACAACGTACATCCTAACATTACTGATGGGGGCGGAATTGCTCCTTTAGGTATTGCTGTTGAAATGATGACATTGGACAATACCGTTGATGCTGATACAGTGTTAGCAGATAGTATTTCAGATCTAACATTTAATCAGGTTAAATTCAAAGGATCACAAACTAGCCCAACCACATCAGGTACTGGCAAAGCACTATTACACATTACATCAGTAGACTCAGCAACTAGCAAAATCAGTGCAGTAGGTTGTGTGTTTACAAATGGCAGTTATGGTGTGTTGGCCGCAGGTAATGTACAAGGTGTCAGTGTTGTAGACGCAAAATTTGACACGCTGTATCAAGGCGTTAATTTAAGTGAGGCTAGCAGTAATTCACCTAAAGCAGTTAGAGTAACTAATTCAACATTTGACAATATTGCTAATTCGGGTATAGTGTCAGCAAATGATTCAAATGTTACTAGTGCATTTAATTACTTTAAAGATGTAGGTGATGGTTTATCAGCGGCAACTCCAAGTGCTGTTATTGTTAGTTTTGCAAACCCACTTAACTATACCATTGGCGATCTATTTGATCGTACAGAAACAGAAGCAGAAACATTTAGACGTGTGACATCAACAGGATCAGCGGCCGCAGATTTATTTGCGATTTCTGTAGCAGGTCCATTACAAACACAGCCTGGCGGTACTGATACTATTTCAGGTAGTAGCACACAAGCAAATACCAGTTTGATCTTCTCAACAGTTAACAGCAGTAATATGACAATTGATTATAATATTGTCAGAGGAACAAATGTAAGAACTGGTACATTACGAGTCAGTATCAACAGTTCTGGAACTAATCAACTAAATTATGAAGATGACTTTGTAGAATATCCAACAGCCGCACAAGGTGACTATGGACTAAGTTCACCAACAGGTACGCTGTTAGAATTTAGAGCATTTGGTTCTAGTACGATGGCATTAGTAGCATCAACGTCAGCAGGTACAGACGTAACATTTAAATATCAGATTAGACAATTTATATAATAGACAGTGAATACAAAATTAGACTCAGAGTCTAGATTAGCCACCTGGCAACAGTTACGGCATTCAATTGAAAACGTAGACTTTAACACAGCCTTGTTAAAGACCTATGAATTTTGGGAAAATGTTCCTACCACTCCTTATTATTTAGATTATGATTCTGTAGAAAATTGGCCAGATCCCTGGCAATTAATTGCAGAAAATTACTATTGTGATCTTGCAAAATGTTTGGGTATGTTGTATACTATATACTTGAGTGGGCATAAAGATTCAAACCCAGAAATCCGTGTCTATAGAGACAAAAACAGTTTATATTTGTACTCAGTTTTATGGTTATGTGAGGGGAAATATATTCTTAATTGGTCCCAGGAAGAAATAGTAAATACTAAACTGTTAGAAGAAAAAGAATCAGTTTTACTACATAGGTATACTAAAGAGGATTTAAATTTAGATCGATATTAAAAAAGACAAGAGGTCAATAACAAGTGAACGATATCAAAGTTAAAAAAAGAAGTGGAAACATAGTCCCGTTAGATCTAACAAAATGGCAAGCACAGGTAGCAAAGGTATGTAAAGGAGTAGCAGATGTCAGTCAATCAATGATTGAGATCAAAGCACAGGTAAACTTCTTTGACGGCATTACCACAAGAGAGATTGATGAAATAACTCTACGTGCTATTGTAGATCTAATTGACATTGAACATGAACCAGAACTTGGACATGTTAACTATCAATATGTAGCAGGTAAACAGAGACTGTCAATGCTACGCAAAGATGTATATGGACAATATGAACCTCCTCGCCTCTACGACATAGTAAAAACAAATATTGCTACAGGATTATATACTTCTGATTTATTAGAGTGGTACACAGAAGAAGAATGGGACAAGATGGAAAAACTTATTGACCATTCTAAAGACGAAGATTATAGTTACGCCGCCATTGAGCAAATGATTGAAAAATATCTTGTGCGGAATCGTGCTACAAAAACAATTTATGAAACACCACAGATTCGTTATATGATTGCGGCCGCAACAGTGTTTCATAATGAAAATCCACAACAGAGATTAAAGTTTATTAAAGACTATTATGTCTGTGCCAGTGACGGCCTGTTTACCTTAGCAACTCCTGTACTAGCAGGACTAGGCACACCAACTAAACAGTTTTCATCATGTGTACTAATTAAAGCAGATGATGACTTGGATAGTATCTTTGCTTCAGGTGAGATGATGGCCAAGTATGCTAGTAAACGTGCTGGTATTGGTTTAGAGATTGGCAGACTGCGTCCACTGGGTTCACCTATTCGCGGTGGAGAGATTATGCACACTGGTATGATTCCATTCTTAAAGAAATGGTTTGGTGATTTAAGATCATGTAGTCAAGGTGGCATACGTAACGCATCAGCGTCAGTATTTTATCCTATTTGGCATTATCAGTTTGATGATTTAATTGTACTTAAAAACAACCAAGGTACAGAAGAAACTAGAGTACGTCATATGGACTATGGTGTAGTATTAAATGCTTTCTTTTGGCGCCGTTTTAAAAATAAAGAAAATATTACATTCTTTGATCCTAATGAAGTGCCTGATTTATATGAAGCATTTTATAACGACACTAAATTGTTTGAAGAACTATACGAAAAATATGAGCGTAAGACCAGTCTACGTAAGAAGACTATGCCAGCAGAAGAAGTTTTTAAGAGTGGCATTCTTAAAGAACGTACAGACACAGGTAGAATTTATCTAGTATTTGCGGATAATGTTATGAACCAAGGACCTTTTGATCCTAAGCATCACACAATTTATCAAAGTAATTTATGTTGTGAGATCCTACTACCTACTAAACCATTTAAACGTTTAGATGATGACCAAGGACGTATAGCATTGTGTACCTTAGGTAGTATTAACTGGGGAGCATTCCGTAATCCAGAAGATATGCGTAGAGCCTGTAGAATACTACAGAGATCATTATGTAACATCTTAGACTATCAAGATTTCTTAAGTATACAGAGCAAGTTGAGTAATGATGAGATATCACCTTTGGGCATTGGTGTCACTAACTTAGCCTACTGGCATGCTAAACGAGGTCATCAATACGGTGAGAAAGAAGCACTACAAGAAGTTAAAACTTGGATGGAACACCAGGCCTATTACTTGACAGAAAGCACAGTAGAACTTGCTAAAGAACGTGGTGCTTGTACACATTCAGAGTTTACTCGTTATGGACAAGGGAAGTTTCCATGGGAGTTAAGAGCAAAGGGTGTAAACAAACTAGCAGACTTTACTCCAGAACTTGATTGGGAACAACTACGCAGTGACATGAGAAGTCATGGTGTGCGTAATGCTACCTTAATGGCCATAGCACCTGTTGAAAGTAGTTCAGTGGTTATTAATTCAACCAATGGTATTGAAATGCCAATGAGTTTAATTTCAGTTAAAGAATCAAAAGCAGGTTCATTTGTTCAGGTAGTACCTGAGTACATGCGTTTGAGAAATAAATATCAATTGATGTGGGATCAGACAGATTGTCAAGGTTATCTAAAAACAGCGGCGGTGTTAGCGGCCTATGTGGATCAGAGTATATCAACTAATACATTCTATAATCCAGCACACTTTGAAGATAACAAAGTACCAACTACATTAATTGCTAAAAACCTAATGCAGGCCCATCAATGGGGTCTAAAGACTTTCTATTATAGTCTTATCAATAAAGCAGGTAGTAAAGGCAAAACAGAAACAGAAGAGATAGCGGCACAATATATAACAACAACAACTGTAGAAAGCGAACTTCTAGAAGAAGAATGCGAAGCATGTAAACTTTAAGGGACAAAATGAGCAAAGAACAATATAATTTAAAGACCAAGTCAGACTACCTAAATAGAAAAATGTTTTTAGATCCAGCAGGTCCAGTAACCATACAGAGATTTGAAGAAGTAAAATATAATAAAGCAGTTAAACTAGAACAAACAGCAAGAGGTTTCTTTTGGATTCCTGAAGAAATTAGTTTAACTAAAGATTCTAACGATTTTAAAGAAGCATCGTCAACAGTCAAACATATTTTTACATCAAACTTGTTAAGACAGACTGCACTAGATAGCCTACAGGGTCGTGCACCTAGTCAAGTGTTTACTCCTGTTGTTGGCTTGCCAGAATTAGAAGCATTGGTTTATAACTGGTCGTTCTTTGAAACTAACATACACTCACGTTCATACAGTCACATCATACGTAATATCTACAATGTGCCTAAGGAAGTGTTTAACACTATCCACGATACCAAGGAAATTGTTGAAATGGCATCAAGTATTGGTGAATACTATGACAAACTACACATCATTAACTGTAAGAAAGAATTGGGGCATAAAATAGACGAAAAAGACCATATTAAGGCTATTTGGATGGCTCTAAACGCCAGTTATGGCCTCGAAGCGTTCCGTTTTATGGTCTCCTTTGCTACGAGTCTAGCAATGGTAGAAAACAAGATTTTTATTGGCAATGGCAACATTATTAGCCTAATCCTACAGGATGAACTACTACACAAGGAATGGACTGCTTGGATGATTAATCAAGTGGTTAAAGAAGATCCTCGTTTTGCTAAGATAGCAAAAGAATGTGAAGATGAAGTTTATGCCTTGTATGAAGACGTTATTGCTGAAGAAAAAGCGTGGGCAGACTACTTGTTTAAATTTGGTCCAGTGATTGGCCTAAATCAGAATATTTTAAAAGATTTTGTAGATTACACTGCACAATCAGCATTAAAAGATATTGGCATTAAATACAAAAGTAGTGCCCCAAAAACTACTCCTATTCCGTGGTTTAATAAACACAGTGATACGAGTAAAAAGCAAACAGCACTACAAGAAAATGAGTCCACTAACTACGTAATTGGTGTTATGGGCGAAGGAATTGATTACGACGAACTACCACAACTTTAAGGAGCAGACTATGTTAACAGTATATTCAAAATTAAATTGCCCATTTTGCGAAAAAGCAAAAGCATATTTGACAAAGAAGGGTATAGAATTTCAAGTGGTACGAATTGATGAAGTAACTGAAGCAAGAGAATTTTTAATGTCAGAAGGTCACAGATCAGTACCTCAAATTTATAACGGCGATGAATTGTTTGTAGAAGGTGGTTATCAAGGACTCGTTGGATTATCAGAAGATGAACTCAATGAAAAGTTAGGAGAATTAGATGTTGGTTAATAAACCATACGAAGAGAATCAAATAGTTTCTTTCAAATTAGTAAATGGCGATGAAGTAGTTGCTAAAGTAGTAGAAGAACAAGCAGAAGCATTTATAGTAAGCAAACCATGTACCGTGATGCCAAGTCAACAGGGCATTGGTCTACTACAAAGTCTGTTTACCAGTAGTTTGGACAGTAACGTAACACTTGATAAAAAACATATCATGTTACATGCACCTACAATCAAAGATATTGAAAGTCACTATATCAAAACTACAACA